TGGACCCGGTGCCGTCCTCGCACGGCCAGTACGCCCGCGGGGCGGCTGTTCCCGTCTGGTTCGCGTAGTGGCGGCGGAACGCGGAGCCCAGCGTGGTGATCAGCTGCGACATCCGCTGCCATATCCCCGCCGCGGTGATGTCGCAGTAGATGTCGCGCCCGGAGACATCCCATTTCGGCGGCCAGTCGGTGACCTCGCCGCAGAACCGGTACCCGGTGTAGGCGGCGCCTGTGACGGACTGGGAGCTGACCGACAGCCGCAGCTGCACATTCCGGGTGATGAACGGATACCAGGCGCCGGCCGTGTTCTTCGGGGTGAAGCGGCCGTCGCGGTTGTCCAGGGTCAGGGTCAGCTGCGCGGCCTGCAGCGTGGACGTCCAGTCGGGGCGGCCCATGCTCGTGATCTGCACCGGGTTCCGCTGGTACAGGTACGCGGAGACGTCCGTCCAGGTGCCGCCCAGCAGCAGCTCGGCCTTGACGCCGAGGGGCCTGGCGGGGAAGACGGGCGGCCCGGCGGGCGTGCCGGCCAGCCCGGTGGCGGACGGGGTGACCGTGACCCCGGTCGACGGGGCGCCCGCGCCGCCCCGCGTCCCGGCGGCTGACGGGGTGACCGTGACCCCGGTGGTCCGGGTAACCGCGATCCGCGGGGTTCCGGCGGCGGAGTGACCGATCGTGACACCCGTGGAGGGGCTGCCGGAGAACACGACCGTCGGCGGGCTGTACGCGGCGACGGCACCCTGCCAGGCCACCGAATCACCCAGGGTCCAGGTGAAGTTCTGCGCCGAGCCGGTCAGCGCGTCCGCCGCGGCGAAGCAGGCGAAGATGTTGCCGTCAGTGTCGCGGAACTCCTCGGCCTGCGGCGCGGACCCGGTGAAGGTGATGGTCTCCGGGCTCAGGCTGCTGAAGTCAACGAACCCGCCGAACACCACGCCGCCCGCCGCCGCCGGGGTGGCGCTGCCTGTCGACGCGGATGTGCTGCCCGCGCTGGACGCGGTGTTCGTCGCGTCGGGCGGGCCGGCTTTCATCCCGATGTACTCGATGCCGCCGCCCTGGATGGTGCGGGACGAGCTGTCGGTGACGGTGACCGTGTAAGCCCCGGACGCCGGGAGGGTGATGTTGTTAGCCCGGTAGATGAAGGCGCCGTATCCGCTGGTGCCACCGGTGGTATTGCTGGCGTCCAGCGTGTACGTGACCGGCGTGGTGCCGTTATCCACTACGGACGTGGGCTGCAATGCCGGCGCCCCGGACTGGACGAACAGCAAGATGGAGCTGCCGGCGGCAGGATTGGCCGGCCAGGTGATCGTGCAGGACGTGCCGGACCCGCCGGCGACCTGGCCCAGGTTGCTGACCTGCCCCCGGCCGATCGAGCCGCCGCCCTTGGACCCGGCGGCGGACGGGGTTATCGTGATGCCCGTCGACGCGCTGCCGGACGGGGAGCCCGCGGGGACGGTCGCGGTGAAGATGGCCGCCACCCCGGCGTAGGAACCGGTTTGCGTCACGATGGCCCGGCGGGTCCAGACCAGGCCGAGCCCGGAGCTGTCGGTGATAGTGATATTGGACGCCGCGGTGCCCTGGCAGGACGACATGACGACCGCGGCCAGCACCGCCCCGCCGGGCGGCGTGAAACTGGCGGTGACCAGGGGGCTGGCCAGCCCGGTCACCACCGCCGGGGTGGACGCGTCGATCAGGGGCGAGCCGGACGCTTTCAGCTCGTACGCGACGATGTCGTTCCAGTCGTTAGGCGCCGTCGAGCAGCCCGCCGTGACCGGGGTCCCGGCCGTCACGGTGCCCGTGTATTTTCCTTCCGCGTACGTGTACGCGGTCCCGATCGCCCCGGTATCGGTGATCGAGTTGGACGCCGCCGCCGTCAGCGCCACCGTGTTCCGCTCGAACACGCCGAACAGGATGAGCGACCCGCTGGCGGCCGGGGTGACCGTCACCGTGTCGGCCGCCGGGCCGAACGCCTGCAGCTGCCCGGATCCCCCGCCCGCCTCCGTCACCCCGGTGACGGCGAAGACTTTCAGCGCGCCGCCGTCGCCGAAATTATCAACCGACGCGGTGACCGTCATCGGCACCCCGCCGCCGCCCGCCGAGGTGGTGGTGAATGCCTGGTCGGCGCCGTGCGTGGTGCCGAACGAGTTCGTCGCGTTCAGCCGGTAATGGTAGGTCTGGGAGGCGGTCAGCCCGGCCAGGCTGTAGCTCTCGCCGACGGCCGCCGACCCGGACCCGGCCGACCCTGCCACCGCCGGGACCGCGGTGCCGTACCCGGTGGTGGTGCCGTACTCGAACTGGTACGTCGTGGCCGCGGTCCGCGGGTTGACCGTCCCGTTCAGGACCGCCGCCGTGGCCGCCACCCCGGTCGCCGCGGACGTGATGACCGTGGGCGCCCCCGGGGTGGACGCGAACGCCGCGCTGTACGCGTTCAGGGTCAGCGGGTAGGAGGAGGACAGCGGGATGATGCCGTCGGTGGCCGAGTCGAAATAGCAGTGGAACGCGACGTTGTTGGCGGCGACCCACGCCGCGATGCCCTGGATGTAGTACGGGTCGTCGCCGAGGCCGCCGCTGGTCCCGCCGAGCTGGGTGCCCCACTCGCCCAGCGCGAGGGGCTTGCTGTGCGAGTGCGCGAAATTCGTGATGTCGGTCAGCCCGTACGCCTGCCCGAACAGGGAAGTGGTGGTCGCCGCTGACGGGGCGGGCTGGGTGCCGTTGGCGAACGCGTCGTAGGCGTCGATCCCGATGATGTCAACGTAGGCGTCGCCGGGGTAGTAGTCGGCGAACGGGACCCCGGCCACGACCGCGTTGGGGCACCAGCAGAACAGGAAGTTCGCGCCGGCGACCGCGCGCATCGCGGTGACCTCCTGCGCGAAGGTCTGTGCCCACAGGTTCCGCATCTGGACCGTGCCGCCGCCGGGGGCGGTGCCGCCGATCGAGTCGATGTTCCAGTTGCCGTTGCATTCCAGGCCCATGCGGATGACCGAGGAGCCCAGCCCGTTCGCCACCAGGTTGGCCGCCAGCGCTGTCGCGTGGCTGTTGAACGCCCCGGCGGCCCCGTTCGTCTCCCAGGTCAGCGGGTCGCTCATCGACCCGCCCGCAGTGGACAGCAGGTTGTAGGAGACGATCAGCTGCCGGTTCGACGGGTCAGCCGCCACCCACGCCGTGTACCCCTGCGACGGGTCATTCGCGAACCAGGGCTGCTCCCAGTCGGTCCAGGTCGGGACGTTGGTGTTGAACACTTCCAGGCAGCTGAACGTCACCCCGGTGGCCGTCTGCGCCGCCGCCAGGTTCGTCATCGCCACGCTGCCCGCCCCGGCCAGGACATACAGGGCAGGCGTCTTTGAGTTCGCCGAGATCAGCGGCATCCGGGACCTTCCCGCCAGGAGGGCTGCGCGGCTACTTGTTAGCTTGTGATGTACGCGTCCATCTGAACCGTCGAACCAGCGAGAGAACAAACATACAGGTAGGTGTTCGCAAGCAGGCTGATTACCGGAGTCGTCTCACCCGGAAAGAGGGGGATGCTTCCCCCGGCACCATCGACACCGATAGAACTAGAATAGCCAAACCATACTAGGTCCGTATTGGTGCTCCTGCTTTTAAGGACCACGGCTACGTCGGTGGAGAAATGGCCCCAGCCACCTGCGGTAGTACCGTTGGCGGTGACGGTTTGAAAGGCCGTGGACATTTTATTCCCCTCTGTTTATGGTATTTTGCCATATCCGGTTAGCTTAGGCGGCAGTAAGTGTGGGCGTCAGGAGGTAAGTTCCGGCAGAAGAATAGGTCTGCGAGGCGGGGAGAAGCCCCCCGTCGTAATAGGTCACCCCGGAGATGGCGTCCCAGATGCCCCAGTGGGTGATGGTGGTCGAGGCGGGCACGTTGATGGTGACCTGCGAGCCGGTGACCGCCCCGGCGGAGGGAGCCCCCCAGGTGGTGGCCACCCGCGCGTAGGTGCCGCCGGCCACCTCGTTCGCCCCGGTCGTGCCGGGGGTGGCCGTGTGCAGGCTGATGAAGTGAGCGTTCTTCTGGTTGGTGCCGACGCCGACCAGGGAGCTGAGCGTCTGGTTCAGCTCGGCGACGGTGGCGGAGAATGCGGACAATACGATTACCTCTTTCTCTTCAGATATAATCGCAGGCAGGAACGCGAACGGGCCCGGCGGTGTGTCCAGCACCGTGACCCGGGCCCTGACCGAGAGGAACCTCGGCTATGAGCAAGTCTGCCACCCCCTGCGCCGTGTGCGACCAGCCAACACGAGCCGAGACTGGCGTCTGTCAGCGAACCGCTGAATGCAGGACTGAACACCGACGTCGTTACCGGCAGGCCAAACCCGAGGCCGAGCGTGAACGGGGCCGTCGACGCCGACAGAACAACCCTGAAGGGGTACGTCGCGCGAAAGCCCGACACTACGCAGCTCACCGTGAACAGGTAAAAGAACGTGTCCGCACGTGGCAAACCGCCAATGCTGCCGAGATCAGTGCACGGAGGAGCGACGACCGCGTGAGAAATCCAGAATATTATCGCGTCCAGGACCTGCGGCTAAAGCACGGGATGCGACCCCGGGACTGGGCCGCGCTGTATGAAGCGCAAGCCGGCCTTTGCTACCTCTGCGGCGGTGAACTCGATATGGTAAAAAGCAAGGCGATTGCAGTTGACCATGACCATAGATGCTGCCCCACCAGCAAGTCCTGCATGATCTGCCGACGCGGGCTCGCCTGCTCAAACTGCAATCTAGCGATCGGCATGGTATATGAAGACCCAGCCCGGCTCAGGCGCATAGCAGACGCACTGGAGGCCGCGCAACTGGAAGTCAACCGACGTCGAGCTGCCGTTGGCCAGATAGTAACGCTTTTTGATCAATGAGAACCCCACGCTCTTTGAGCGTCACCGCCGCCTTTAATTTTAACGTGCTTGCGCAGCCAGCCCGTCATGAACCGGTCGAATTCGGAGCCGCCGCCCGGCGCGACCTCGAGCCGGATGATGCCGCCGCCGCCGCGGGCGGGCACGAGCTGCTCCGGCCGGCCGGTCGCGTTGAACATCGGCGGGTTCCACCCGGGCCGCAGCGTCGCCCCCCGGTCCGCCACCAGGGCGCCGCGGGCCGCGCCGAACGGGGCGGCCACCGACGCCAGGAACGCCTCGATGACGTCGGTGATCCCGCCGTAAGTGTGGGTGATGGCGGGCAGCGGCGGCCCCGCGGGCGGCTTCGCCTTCGGGTGCGCTTTGGCTGCCGCGGCCTGCTGCGCCCCGGTCAGGCCGAGCATCTTGCTGACCGCCGCGATCTCCTTTTCCTGCACGGCCCTGGTGTGCTTCCACCGCTGCACGGACGGCGCCAGCGCCCTGGTAGTCCCGGCGGCGCCGATCCACGAGGTGATCGCGGCGTCGGAGCCGGCCAGCTGCCCGCGCCAGTCCCGCATGACGCCGCGTTCATGCACGAGCGCGTCACGGTGGCGGCGCCACCACGCGGCGGCGGCCACGTAATGCCGGTGCTGGCTCGCGGGCAGGGCGGCGCGGGCCAGGGTGGCGTCGCGGGCCAGCACCCGGTCCGCCGCACCGATCTGCGGGCCGACCGGGACGGGTCCCCACGCGGCGCCGTACCCGCCGCCGTGCCGGGCCTGCCACGCCTTCAGGTACGCGGCGCCCTGCGCGCCCACCAGGCCGCCGGACGCATAGCCGTGGCCGGACCCGATCTGGCCGAGGCCGGTACCGAACCCGCGGCCGTTGTGCTTGCCGTAATTCAGCGCCGCGTAGATGTTCGCCAGCGGGTTGGTGGACACCCCGTACAGGAACGGGCCGGTCCCCCGGAACGGCCCGGCGTACGTGCCGAACGTCCCGCGGATCACCTGCATCAGCCCGACGCTCGGATGGCCGGCTATCCAGTTGCTGTCAGTCCTGTTCACCGCGTTCGGGTTGCCGCCCGACTCGGTGAGCATCTGGTAGAGCACGTCGAGGACCAGGCCGCCCGGCAGCCCGAGCATGCCCAGCGCCTTCAGCGTGGTCAGCCGCCACTGGTTGACGCCCGCGCCCGGCACCCAGCCGGTATGCCCGCCGCCGGACGCGGGGCCGACGGCATTTGCCTTCACGGCCGCCTTCAGGTGCGCGAACTCCTTCCGGAGCAGGTCCGCCCCGACGGACCGCGCGAAACCGGCCTCCGCCCCCGCCGTCCAGGGGATCATCCCGGCGATCCCCCCGGACGCGAACCCGGGGATCTTCCCGCCCAGCACCGGCTTGACCGACGGGACCAGGTGGGCGGGCACGACCAGCTCGCCCCTGGACGCCATGATCGGCACGTCATCAGCACGGGGGCCGGTGCCCTGCGTGATCATGCCGCCGCCGGCCAGGGACCGCAGGGAGAACCCGCCGGAGGAGATCGACGCGGCGACCTTCTCGGTGAACGACATGCCGCCGGACCCGGCCGCGTGCACGCCGACGTTGATGGTCTTGCCGGAAGGCAGCCCCCGGATCGCATTGCCGAGGAAATCGACACGCTGCTTGTTGTTATAAAGCTGGCTGGACAGCGGGCCCAGATGACTGAGCCTGAGATTGTCAGCGTGCTGCCCGCCCGTGTTCATCGCCGGGGCGAGGCTGTTCCTGATGTAGCCGGCGAGGCCCTGGATGCCGCCGGACACCTGGCCGACCTCGCCGCGGAGCGGGGTCAGGTTCCTCGTGCGGAGGTTGTCGGAGTGCGCGCCGGCCGCCCGCAGCCCGGCGAGGAGGGTGTTCTGCATGATGCCCGAAAGTCCCTGCACCCCGCCGGACACCCGGCCGACCTCGCCCAGCAGCGGGACCAGGTTCCTCGTGCGGAGGTTGTCGGCGTCGATCCCGGCCTGATTCAGCAGGTGGTCGTACGTCTTCCACGCGTTGATGCCGGCTGCCGCCGGGCCTGCTGCGCCGCCGGTACCGCGGGGTCCCTGCTGTGCCGCCGGCGCCGGGTGGTCCTGCGCGTGGTACTGCCTGAGGTAGATGCCGAGCGCGATCCCGGCGGCTGCGCCGATCAGCACCGGCGTGAGCGTCGTCAGCGCGAACGCTCCCCCCTTCGCCGCGCCTCCAGCTCCGGCCGCTCCGGCGGCGCCGGGAACGGCTGCGCCCGTCAGGGCTGCCCGGATCTCGGCGGCGGCGGCGGCTCCGCCGGTGGTGAACGCGGCCCGCATCGCCGCCGCCGCCTCGGCCCCGCCGCCGATCTCTATGGAGCCGCCGGTCAGCCACTTGACCGCTGCGCCGACGATCTTGACGCCGACCTTCAGCACGCCGAGCTTGTTCAGGATCAGCAGCGCCCCGGCGACCTCGGCCAGCGGCCCGGCGATGCCCTTCGGCAGCTTCGCGACCAGGCCCAGGAAACCGGAGATGACCTTCAGCTCGAGCAGGCCGCCGGAGGCGAGCCCGGGGGCCAGGTTCCCGATCGCCTTCCCGAGGTTCCTGATCAGCCCCCCCACGGCCGGGCCGTTGGCCTTGAACCAGCCCAGGAACGCGCTGATCTGATCGGATGCTTTCTTGCTCCCGGACCAGGTGTCGAACGACGCCGCCCACCCGCCGACCGCGTCAGCCGCCCCGGTCATCAGCGGGGTGAACTTCGGCAGGATCGTGATCAGCCCGTCGATGACCTGGACCATCGCCTCACCCAGGGTGCCGGTGATGCCCGCCCCGGTCTTGCCGAGCCACCCCGCGAACGTCTTGAACGCCTGGGAACTCACCAGGGCGGACACCTCGCCGCCCAGGACGCCCACCGCGCCGGCCATCGGCGTGACAATCAGCTTCAGCGCGGACAGCCCCCCGGTCACGCCGCCCAGCCACGGGGTCAGGGACGACGCGATCACCGGGGTGATGCCCGCCTTGAACTTCCCCCACTGGCCGGTGACCCCGGCGAGCGTCTTAGACAGCTGGATCTGCGCGGGGGACATGCCCGCGTACGCCTTCGCGATCGCGGCCTGCTCCGCCTTGTACGCCACCGCCTTCTTAGCGCCGGAGGCGATCACGGCGTTGTAATTCTCCTGCGCCGTGGTCACCTTCTTGGCCGCGTCCGCGGACGCGGACAGCACCGACTTGGCGACCGCCCCGTACGCGGCCAGCCCCCCCGCCGCGGCGACGAACGCCCCCCCGATCCCGGCCGCCGCCCCCGCGCCGACCCCGCCCAGGGTGGCCAGCGCCGGGATCGCCAGCAGCGCGGACCCCGCCAGCGCGTGGCCCTTCAGCCCGTCCAGCGCCCTGGCCAGCCCGGTCACCTCACCCCTGGCCTTGGCAGTGTCCTTGGACGAGTCCTGCATCGCGTCGTCAAGACGGCGGATCGCCGCGTCAGCCAGGACGGCCCTCGCCGCAACCCGGTCCTCCGCCTCCCCGGTTTGCCGGAGGGCACTGGCCAGGATCTTCGACTCCGCCGCGGTGCGGTTCTCCTTGGTGCCGAGTTCCCCGATGACCGTCTGCAGGACCTTCGCGCCCCGCGCCGCGGCGGCGGCGTTATCGCCGACGGACTTGAACTGGCCCGCCAGAGCCGGGCCGCCCCTACTCAAAAAATCGAACGTGATGCTGGCGGCCACGGCTCTCCTAGAAGAGTGTTATGTGTTGCGGCATCACCGCCTGACGTGCTGCGACGTCAGCGTTGGCCCGCTCGAGGTTGTCAGCGATGATCCTGGGAAGGGCGGGTTCGTCGCCGGTGCGGCCGATAATCAGGTTGCACGCCTGACAGGCAAGTCCGCGCCGGCAGAATGAGCAGGATCGCTTGGGCGAGTGCGCAGCGCAGCCGTGATAGTGCTCAACATGGGTCGTCACCGAATCAAGAGCGTCACCGCACAGGTAACAGCAGCCGCCCTGTACGTCCCAGATTGCCTGCCACGCTGCCTCATCAAGGCCGTGCGCGAGCTTGAGGTGCTGCCTGCGCGATGCGCGCGGATCATCAGGCTTGCGGCGAAGCTTCCGCTGCGCCGCGATCTTCTCGCGGTTCTCCGCGTAATACTCACGCGCATACTCGCGCTGCCGCCGGCCGTCAGCTGCATATCGCTTACGATTCCGGGCGCGGGCTCTCTCGCGGTTTGCCTCAAGCCATTCGCGGTTGTACTGCCGCCGGTCACGCTTAGGTTTAGCCGCAGGATTAGGCTCTGTCACGTCGGACCTCTCGCACAGGTTCGGCCGCGCCCCGGGAGGTTACCGCCTCGCCGGGGTCCTTACGTTGTCCATTGTCGCAGGTCAGCCTGATGTTTCAGTCACTGCGGCTTGACTCTTCAATATAGTCCAGCAACGCCTCGAAGTCGGCGACGCTCAGGTTTTCGTCGATTTCCCACGGCCGGATCCCGAGGCGTTCCGAGAACGCCCCGATGTACCGGTTGCGATCAAATGTGTGCCATCCGGGGCCGACGACGGCTCCGGGGTCGTAGGGCCCGCCGCGGCGGCCTCCTCCTGCGCGGTCTGCGCGGCCTGCGCGGCCGCGACCATCGACTGGAGCATCTCGTTGAGGTCGAAGTCCGTCGTGCCGTCGAGGAGATCGGCGTAGGCGGTGTCCACGTTGCGGCCATCGCGGCGCCAGATGAGGCAGGCGAGCATGCACAGCGCCTTCGCGGACCCGGCCTCCAGGTCGGACTGCCATTCGGCGTACCGCCGCTTGTACACGTCCTCAATCCACAGCGCCTCGGACATGGGCTGCTTCGTGCCGTCGTAATCGAACGTCTCGCCGGCCACTGTCACTTTCAAGGGGCGCGCATCTCCTTTGCTTCGATGTCCCGCAGCACCTGCTCGATCTCGGCGCGGACGCGGGGTTCGGCGTCCCGGGCGGGGCCGGTGAACCACCCGGGTTGCACGGACGGCTCCTCCTGCGTGCGCCACACCTCGCGGTTGCCGTAGACGGGATGGGTGAGCCGGCCCGCGTCGAGGCGGCGGAGCTTGCGGGCCCGCCCGCTGCGCGTGGTGCCGGTGACGGACACGCCGGGGTCGCTGCCAGTGGTGCGGACGTTGACGCCGATCCGCACGTCGGCGTCCAGCTCGGCGGCGTACCGGTTGGGCAGCTTCGGTGACTCTGGCACCAGCCCGGCGCGTATCTCGTCCGGCACCTGGCCTGCGGCGCGGCGCATCGCCTCGGTCAGCTCCCGGACCAGGCCGCCGTCCCCGAGGCGGCGCAGCCGGAACGCGAGCGCCTCCAGCTCCGTCGCGGCATCAGCCATGAGTCCTCCCGGGAACAGGACGAAAGTCCTTTGACAGCTGGGTACACGGCGGGTACATTCCGGGTACAGAAAGGGAGCAAAAATGACCTACACCGATCCCAGCCCGAGTACCCAGCCCGTCCAGTCCGCAGAACCGCCGCGCAGGAAGCGCCACCGGGTCCGCAACTGGATCGTCTTCCCCGCGATCGGCCTTGCCAGCCTGATCACCGCCGCGGGAATCGCCGGCGCGGCCACGTCCGGCGGCACCCGTCCCGCGCCGAAGGCAACCGCGTCCGCCACCTCGGCACCCGCATCGTTCACCGACCAGAACGGCTACGCCTGCGCGACCTCAGCCGTCACCATCTCCGACGGGTTCAGTTACTGCCCCGCCGACCCCGCCGCGGTCCCTGCAGCCAGTAACACCTCATCCGCGCCTGCTCCTGCTGACTCCTCGGCCAGCACCCCCGCCGTGGCCACGCCAGCCGCTCCCGTGATGTCTGCTGCTCAGCAGCAGGCCGTGGAATCCGCGCAGAGTTACCTGTCCCTCGGTCAGGGCTTCAGCAAGTCCGGGCTGTTCAAGCAGCTCACCTCAAGCTATGGCGAGGGCTTCACGGCAGAGACCGCCAGCTTTGCCATTGCCTACCTCCATCCCAACTGGTACGAGCAGGCTATGGAGTCCGCCAAGGGCTACATGGCACTCGGTCAGGGCTTCAGCCGCCAGGGCCTGCTGGAGCAACTGACCTCCAGTTATGGCGAGGGATTCACCGAGGCGCAGGCGGAATATGCCGTCGCCAAGGTTGGCCTGTAGAGCCCGGGCACGTCAGCAACTAAAGGAGGGCCAGATGGCCAAGCTGCGCCTCGAGATCGACGAGGACCTGAGGAACGAGATCCAGGGCTACGCCGGCATCTACGGGATTTCCCTCGCCGACGCCGTCCGGATCCTGCTCCGCAAGGGACTCGGCGCGGAGAACGGCAGCGGACCCCGCCAGCCCGGCTAGGTGCCCAAACCCAGTGGCGTGTACCTCGTGATTGCGGTGGCCGCGCTCCAGGAGGCCTTGAAGGTTGCGGGGCCGCCGACCGCGCCGTCCGCCGACGCGTCGGCGATGATCTGCCCGAACCAGTACCAGTTGTTCGGGAACGCGGTGACGTTCGGGTACAGGTAGAAGTTGCGGGGGATCCCGTCGAGCGCCGCGACGAACGTCTGCGACGAGGCGTCGTCGAGGAACCCGGAGAAGTCCCCGGAGGAATCCGGGAGCCCCGCGACGTACACCTTGTTCTGGTCGCCGAACGCAGTGACCTCCGACTTGTCCGTGACCTGGTTGACGGACCAGGCCGCCTGGAACGGCAGCGGCGACGCCGCCGCCGACACCCCGGCGGTCTGCGTGACCCCGAAATAGACCCTGCCGTTCCTGCCATGATCGCGGCTCACTTGCTACCTCCGTGGTTGTTTGCCGAGCAGCGACAGCAGCCGCTTCGCCGCGTTGGTGAACGTCCGGTCCGCGATGGCCGCGCGGGCCTTCAGTGCAGCTTCCGCGCGTTCATCTGGATGGGCGAGCGCCCAGCGGATCTGGCCGGATGCCTCTTCCGGGGTGGTGAAGGCGGGCAGCATGGGGAAGAGCTCGTCCGATTCGGGCCTGCTGTCGCGGGCGAACCACAGCCCGCACGCCGCCTGCTCGATCTCCCGCGGCCCGCACGCGTATGCCTGCGCGTCCCAGTCCGGCTCCGCCTCGCGCCGGTAGAAGTTGATCCCGCACGCCGCACGCCGGTACAGGGCGGCCGTCTCGGCGTTGTCCACGCACACGTCCGCGTCGGCGTCGCGGGACAGCAGGTGCCCGCGCAGCGGCGAGTCCGCGGCCAGGCGCCCCCAGAATCCGCCGAGCGCGACCCGCAGCCCGGCCAGGTCCATCTGCTCGAGGAACGCGACCCGGCTGGGGAACCCGGTGCCGACGAACGCCAGGTCGTACTCCGGCTCCGTCCCCGCAGGCGCCGGGTAGTGCACCGACGGGCGGTAGGAATGCGGCATGTACTCCGCCACCGGGCTGGCCGCCCGGTACGCCTCAATGCCAGCCGGGTCGTTGACCAGGCTGATATCGGCGAACTTCGCCATCTGAAGCTGCTGCCCGGCCTGGTACGGCGCCTCGCTGAACAGCATCACGATCGTGTGGCCGCGGGACCGCATGACCTCCAGCACGGACGCGGGGGTGAAGAACGCGGACACGCACAGGACGACGCTTGGCCACCATCTATAGCACGCGCCGAGCAGCAGGTCGCCTGTGGCGAGCCCGACGGCCTGCTCGGTGGTGAACGCCTTGCGGGCCGGCCGGCGCCCTTCGCTGTCGGGTGCGGCCCCGGTCTCGGGCATGAGCGCCGAGTCGAAGACCTGCAGCCGCGCGTCGAGATTGTATTCCATGACCTCTTCGCCGAGGCCGCGCAGCGCTTCTACCCATCCGACATGCATATCGGCGACACTGAAGTTGGGCTAAAGGCCCTGGGTGGATAACCAGCCAGCGCATAAAGACATCACCTCCTCACGGTAAAATGGGGGGAGGTGAGCGGTCCGGCCGCGCGAGCCAACGCAACGGCCGGACCTGACCGCATCGGAGGTGCGGCTGTGATCGATCCTACTGAGCGATGGCTTCCCGTCCCCGGCTGGGAAAGCTTCTACGAAGTCAGTGACCTTGGCCGGGTACGGAGCCTGCCACGGGTCACCGCGTCCGGTATCCGCGGCGGCCAGTTGCTGCGGCCCGTACCCAAGAACCGGCACGGGCATCTCAGGGTGTCCCTTACCCGGGCCGGTGAACGCATGTACCGGGATGTGCACTGGCTCGTCACTCGCGCATTCCTCGGCCCGTGCCCGGACGGTCAGGAGGCTAGGCATGGGGCCGGCCGGACATCCGATAACCGCCTCGTCAACTTGTCTTATGGCACCAGAGCCGAAAATTCCCGGGATAAGGTCAGGGACGGCGTTGACGCCCGGGGCGAACGGAGCGCAGCGGCGAAGCTCACCTGGAATGCCGTCAGGGATATCCGCCGCCGTTATGCGGCTGGCGAGTCGCGGCGTGCGCTCGCGCTGACTTTCGGGGTGAGCGTCCCGAATATCGGCCGCATCACTCGCGGCGAGACGTGGCGCGAGTAGCGGTCATCGCCCGCTGGCCATGACCCTGCCGGGAACACCCTGCCCGTGCGATGGCAGGGATACCCCATGTCGCACCACGGGGCTTGGGCGGAGGTGCGGCTAGCCGTCGGAGTCCGTACCCTCTCACCGGCAGGGCCGTGGTTCCGAACATCATAAGACTCAGTTGCGGGTCTCGCGTTCGGCCCGGGGTGGATCAGCAGCCAGCGCATTACACTCCCGGGCATGATGATGAATGACGAGCGGGTCCGGGACTACGTGGCCGGGCTGCTAGACGCCAGCGGCACGTTTACCGGCACGTTCAGCTCCGATGTTGATGTCACCGCGCTGCTCGGCCCGGTCCCCGACCTGATGCCCATCGAGATCGACACCGGCGACCAGCCGAACCCGGCCGCGGGTTTCCTGACGGCGCTCACGGTCAGGATCGGCGACAATGAGCGGGTGCTGCCGGTCGACCACGTTGACCTGCTCGGCGGCAACCGGGTCCGGGTGTGGGTGCGGCGTCAGCCCCACGGCGCGGAGTAGGTGACCCGGTAGGCGACCATGACGGCGACCCCGGCGGAGCCCTGCCGGGTGATGAACCGCCCGTCGGACGTGCCGTCGAACGTCAGGTGCGTGACCTGCGCGGCCGCGGCCGCGTCCTCGGCGGCGGCCAGGAGCACCTTGACGCGGGCGCGGCGGCCGGGCATGTCGGTGACATCACCGGTCTGGGAGACGATCAGGCACTGGACCCAGCCGCGTTCGCCTTTCCCGGTGTCGAAGTCCTCCCAGTCCTGCAGGTAGTTCCCGGCCAGCGCGGCGGCCTGCAGGGTGCCGTCCGCGGCCATCGACGCGTCGTGGCCGACGATGACGAAGTCCGGGTCGGCGGCCGAGGTGGGCTGCGGCCCGTCGTAGACGGGCACCCCGGCCAGGCCGGACGCGCTGGCGTAGGCGGCGAGGAGCGCGGTGACCGCGTCGGCGAACCGGGTGGTGCTCACCGCGCCCGCCCTCCCGGTAACATGTACCTATGCCTAAACGGTATCGATATAGACCGTCCCGCCCGCCCGCCGAGCGCTTCTGGCCGAAGGTCAACAAGAACGGCCCGGTCCCGGCATACCGTCCCGAACTCGGCCCGTGCTGGCTGTGGCTGGGCTACTGCCGGGACGGCCGTTACCCGTGGATGTACTACGAGGGTCGCCCTCTTGCGGCGTACCGGGTGGCCTACATCCTGCTTGTCGGCCCGATCCCCGAAGGGCTGCACCTGGATCACCTGTGCCGCGTCACATCGTGCGTGAATCCGGCTCACCTGGAACCTGTCACCCAGCAGGAGAACAACCGGAGAGCCTTCGAGGCGATCACACATTGCCCGCAGGATCATGAGTACACGCCTGAGAACACCGGCCGGTACCGTAATGGCGGCAGGTACTGCCGCATCTGCAGCCGGGTAAAGGCCGCCCGCGGCAGAAGATCAATAGCGCAACGGAAGTGTGAGCATTGCGGCCAGCCCTACAAACCCGGCGACTACCGGCAGCGCTTCTGCAGCCGCGTCTGCTCACGACAGGCTCAGCTGGTCAGACAAAAGCTTCCGAGATAAAGGGCACGCCTCCGAGTGAGCCGTTGAGGAGCTCGGCGGCCCGGTTCGGGATGGCGAAACCGAATCCTGGCGGGGTCACCATCTCCCCGCCTCCCATGGGCATGGCGGCGGGGCCGCGCTGGGCGTCCCAGAGATTCTGCAGGACGATCCGGGCGAAGCTATTGAACGCCGCCGGAACGCTAGTGCCCCACCCGGCGACGTAGGTGACGTACACCTCGGGCAGCCAGGCGAAGAACGGCCCGTAGAACGGGAAGCCGAGCGGCCTGCGGATGAGTCCCGCGTTGACGTCGAGTTTCAGGCCGCCGCTGATGTCGATCGGGGCCCCGCCGGCGCCGGTGACCTGGGTGACGGAGACCAGGGGCCGCTGCCGGACGGCGATCACGGTCTGCCCGGACAGCAGCTCGGCGCGCTCGGCAGTGATGACCCGGTTGACCAGGGGGCCGCCGGTGGCCTTCTCCAGGCTGGACTCGATCGTGGCGATCCAGGACTGGATCTCGCTGTCGAACGTCGTGGTGGCCTGCGGGATGTTCAGGGTGTCCTTCGCGTCGCCCAGCGGCAGGACCGCGGTCTCGAACGGGTCGAACACGTCAAAGTCGCCGAAGGCGACGCCTGCGCCGGTTCCGGTGGTCGTGGCGGCCCACTGGTAGTGCCCGGTGACGGTGAGATCGGCAGCCGGGATGTCCTGGTGGTACAGGCCGAGGCCGTCATGGGCGGGGGCGCTGTAGGTTCCGGTGGTGAGCATGGTGCCGTCGGCCTGGGCCAGCTTGACGACGATGACGGGCGTGCTGTCGACGAGGCTGTACGTGCCGTCCGCGTTGCGCTGCCTGACCGTGACCGGGATGGTGACTGGCTGGCCGGCCGGATAGCGAGACACCTGTCACCGCCCTTTATTGTGACCCGTTATCCGTTTGGCTACGGGTAGACTTTCGATATGGGAGCGAACGGATCAAAACGGCAACTCACGGGTGAGACATTCGGCCGCTGGACGGTTACCGCACCCGCTGCTAGCCGTCGCCAGCCCGGCGGCCAGATGGCTGCCTACTGGTTTTGCCGCTGCGAATGCGGCACGGAACGCGAAGTCTGTGCAGGCAATCTCCTGAACGGCCTCTCAACAAGTTGCGGGTGCCGCAACCGCGAGGTGACTGCCGAGCGCGTCCGCGTGATGGCCAGCACCCACGGAATGTCACACGATCCCGAATACCGCCCGGCATACATCTCCTGGTGCGCGATGCGCCAGAGAGTCAATGACGTGAACCGCCCCGGTCGCGAGCGTTACGGCGGCCGCGGTATCACGATCTGCCCCCAGTGGGACGACTTCGCGGTCTTCCTCGCCGACATGGGGCCACGGCCGGCGGGTAAGACCCTGGACCGCTGGCCCGACAACGATGGTCCGTACTCGCCAGAGAACTGCCGCTGGGCTACGCCAACTGAACAGGCGAACAACCGCCGGTCACGTTTGAGGGACGGCCGCGTCCGGCTAACTAACGCGGAGGTCCAGCGGCGCTACAGGGAACGCAAGCGAGCCCAGGCAGCGGACTAGCTGGGGCACCCTGGGGGTACCGGCTCAACTCGGCCCTCCCGTCCGCTGGTCGGTGGCTGTGAGCGTCCCGGACGCCGCCGTGGCGGCCGTCAGCGCGCTGCTGGCTCCCGCCGCGGTCAGGACGGCGCCGGGGACGTCTGCGGCGGTCAGGGCGCCGACGGTGAACGGCGGCGGGGGCGGGATGAACGGCGCGCCGCTGATGACCGTGGTCGTGGGCGGCGGCCGGAGCTGGGTCATCACCACGACCGGCCGCGGCGTCGTCAGGACCGGCGGGTCGGCGAGCGTGTTACGCAGGATGACCGGAGGCTGCGCCGCGGCCAGCTTGACGGCGGCAGCGACGATGACCGGCTGCGGCGTGGCCGCCGCCGCTGCGGCGGGTGCGGCAGGGTTCGCCGAGATGACCGCCGCCTGCGGTTTCCCCCAGCCGGTGACCGCCGTGGCCAGGACCACCACGGGCGCCGATGTCGTCAGGACCGGGGCGTCGGCGAAGGAGCCGCGGGAGATGACCGCCGGTCCGGGCGGCACTGCGGGAGGCTGCCGCCACATGACCAGCGGCGCCGGGGTGGCCGTAGCAGGGGTGAACGGCGCCGAGGAGACCAGCGGCGGCCCCGGCCTGCCGAAACCGGGCGTAGCCGCGGGCCCGGTGACCAGCGGCGCCGGGGTCGTCAGGACCGGCGCGTCGGCCAGGGAGGACCGGGAGGTGAGCGCCTGCTGCGGCGGTACGGCTGGCGGCTGCGCCGCGATGACGACGGCCGCCGGGGCGGCCTGCGCGGGCGCCGCGGCGCTGACGGCCGGCGCGGCGGTGATGACCGCAGGTCCCGGCTGCCCCCACCGGGGAGTGGCGGCGGCCGGGATGACCGCCGGCGCCGGGGTCGCGAGGTCCTGCAGCGACGACCGGGCGGTCAGGCCGGCCGGCGGCTGCCCGAACCCCGGCGTGGCCGCGGCCTGGATGACGTGCGGCGCCGGGGTCGTCAGGACCGGCGCGTCCTGCAGGCTGTTCCGGCTGATGACCGCGGGGACCGGGATGCCCTGCCCGGCGGTGACCGCGAACGCCAGCCGGTCCCGCGCCCCGGAGATGACGACCGGGCCCCGCTTGAGCAGGTCCGGCGGGTCGGCCAGGCTCCCGCGGGAGATGACCGCCGGGGCGGGCTGGCCGCGGCCGAGCTGTGCCACGGCCGCCTCCTAGCCGGTCAGGTCAGCGTGCCCAGCAGGTAGCCCGGCTGCCCGCACGCCTTCAGCCGGTAGGCCACCTGCCGGTTGGCGCCGTCGATCACCAGCGTCTTCCCGTCCAGACTCACGTCCGGGTGGCTTCCGCCCGCGCGGATCTGCCGGATCAGGCCCTCGCTGATCGCCACGACCGGGTCGGCGCGCTCCACGAACACCCGGCCGTCCGGGTCCTGCGGGCTGCGGATGACGTGCAGCAGGCACTGCCCCGGACCCGGCGTGGCGACCTCGCGGATCAGCTCAGCCACGCCGCGCTAGCACCTTTCTGCCCAGAAAGTCGCCGTGCAGTTCACCGCGGCGGGCGCGTTGCAGCGCATCGTGACGCCCGCCGACACGGGCGTGTCGTGGGTGGACCCGAGCGGCCAGTCGTAGATCACCAGGCCGCCGTTCGGGGTCAGCGTCCACCGGTCATAGGACGACAGGATCGTCGGCTCCGTCGTGGAGTTGTAGAACCCGGTGAACCCCGCCGCGATCGCGCGGCCGTACACCTGGGTGATGCTGCTGTTGCCGTTGCTGTTGGCCGTGCCCGGCGTCGAGTTCGACGCCAGGGTGTTGTCGCACATCTCCACCATCACCGGCACCGCCGACGCGGTCACCCCGTCGAACCCGACCCGGATCTTGGTCAGGTCGATGCCGAAGGTCGCCGGGGCGATGAGCGTCAGGACCGACTTCACCACACCCGCGGACAGGGGGACGCCGGCGGTTCCCGCGACGCCTGTCGTGATGCTGTATCCGGCCTTGGCCATCGCTGGCCCCTTTCCGTTGTTACCAGTTGGCTGCCTGCATGACCGCTGCCTGCGGGACCACCAGGACCACCGGCCGCACCGCCGCCGCCACCTCGGTCACGCCGATCGCGAAGTCCATCGCGTCGAGCGTCGCCAGGGCCGCGGTCCCGACCGTGCAGGTGGCCCCGCCCGGCGCGGTCAGCCCGGTACCCCAGCCCATGCCGTAGACGCCGCCGTTCCCGGACAGCGTGGGGCACGGTGACGGCCAGTTAGCCAGCCCGGCGGGCGCGGTGGCGATCAGTTCCGTGCCGGACAGCGCCGCGTTCTGCCCGCCGTACCCGAAGATGGTCAGGTCACCCGCGCCGGGGGCCGGGGACAGGGTGGCGTCGGGCAGCGCCGCCGTGTACGTCGCCTGGGTGTGCAAGGTGTAGGTCACCGTGCCGGCGCCGGCCGTCGAGCGGATGACGATCAGGTCGAACTCAGCCCAGGTGTTCGCGCCGAACGTGACCGCGAACGTCGAATCGCTGGTCGCCGAGCCGGGTGCCCCGGCGGCGACCCGGTACCCCGTCCAGAGCTTGTCGTGGCCGGCGTTCCCGCCGCCGGACGCCTGATTCGACAGGGCGGTGAACCCGGCGACCGAGCAGGTGGTGGCCGCGCCGCCGGTGGTGTTGTTGATGGCGACGGCGATGAAGTCGCCGCCCTGCACCCCGGCCGGGAGGGTGACCGTCCCCGTGGTGGCGCCGTTGACCGTGTTACCGGCGGCCTGCCTGCCGACGAACGACCAGGACACCGGCGCCCCGCTCTCAGGTCAGCATCGTCGTCTTCATGTGCCCGGCCCGGCGTTTGCGCAGCACGGCCAGGCCGTACCTGTACGTGATCTCCTCCACGTCACCGTCCCGCCTCAGCAGCGGCAGCAGCCCCGCCACCGCGGTCAGCATCGAGTCGTCGTAACCCGGCCAGCCCAGGGCCACCATCCAGTCCTCGACCACGTAGAAGCCGCCCGGGGCCACCAGCGGCCACAGCAACCCGAACGTCGCCGCGGTGAGCTTCCCGTCGTGGGACGCGTCGTCGACGACCAGGTCCCACGCCAGGCTGTAATTGCCGAGCAGGACGAACAGGCCCGGGTCATCCTGGCGGGCATGTATTTCTATACAGCCCTCGGGCCACCGGCACCCCGGGTTCACGTCGACCCCGGCGACCGTGCCGGCGGGGAACAGGGCCTGGAACAGGTCCAGGCCGTGACCATCCTGCACCCCCACCTCGCACACCCTTGCGGCCGGGCCGAGCTCCGCGGCGATCCGCAGATACGCCGGGAGGTACCCGTGGGTGACCTTGTCGGTCGCGAACCTCACGCGAGCTTCCCCAGCCGCGCCAGCCCGGCCGCGTGCCAGTCATAGCCCTCGCCGCCGCGTTTCAGCTCCCGGACCGCGTACCTGATCTCTTTCTCCAGGTAGCACAGGCGGCACAGCCACAAGGCCGGGGACTTATCCATCCGGCCGCACGGGCACGGCTCGGTAGCATCCCAGATGCTCATCTGATCACCGGGGCGGGCCGGGCTCGACGGCGGCCAGGCCCTCCGCCATCCCCGCCTCCACCCACCCCTGCGCCGGCTTGCGGGCCAGCAGGAACACCCCCGGCGACGCCGGATCCGGGTCCGGCTCCAGGCGGAGCACCTGCAGGCCGCACGCCGCCGCGACCGCGGCCATATGATCCACCGAGTACCGCCAGCAGTCCACCGGGTGCGGGTGGAACGGGAACCCCTCGCTGCGGGTCGTCAGCAGCAGCAGCCCCCCCGGCGCCAGGATCCGGGCCATGCCCGTGACCGCGCCGCGCCAGTCCAGGGCATGCTCCAGCATCTCCAGGCACACCACCACATCCGCGCTGTCGTAGCCGAGGACCCAGGGAAGCCGCTCCGCCGGCAGCGGCAGGTCCACCCCCGGGCCGTCCCGCTCATCGGTCCCCAGGTACCGCGCCGGGCCCATCGCCGTGATCACGTCCCGGACGCTGCCGTTGACGTTGTACGCGCCGACTTCCACGACCCGCCGGCCCTTGACATCCGCCTCGGACAGGGCCGTCGAGCCGAACTCGTACGCGGACGGGTGCACTCAGGTGCCCTTGCCGGACGCCGGCTTCGCCGCGGGCCTGGCGGGCGCGGGCTTCGCCTCCGGCTCGTCGGGGACCTCGGCGATGACCAGCCGCCACGGCACATCCGGCGGCAGCTCACGGTCCTCCGCGAACTGATCGCCCGGCGCGTACAGCACCTCACCGCCCGGGCCGTGAACCGGATGGGTGACCTCCTTGACGATCCTGCGCGCCATCATCGTCTCCCTGCCGGTAGCTAGTTAGCATTGGTGCATGCCCTTGACCGCTGAGCAGCGCCGCATCCGCGCCCGCAACGCCGCCGACGCCCGCCACCATCCCGGCGCCGATCCCGAAGATCTCGAACGGGAGCGCACCGACCGCGCGATCGACGAGATCGTCAAACGCGCACCGCGGATGACCGATGAGCAGGCTAAGCGCATCGCGCGCATCTTCAAATATGCGGACCCGCGGATACTTTCCGCGCCAGATAGTGACTGATCAGCGAGCCGCGGCCTCATAGGCTTTCTCCCAGCGCACCCAGTGCTCCTGGATCGTGTACCCGGCCGCCAGCGCCCTGGCCTTCGCGCCCATCTCCTCCCGCGCCGCCGCATCGTTGATCAGCTCGGTCAGCCGGGCCTGCCACTGCTCCGGGGTGCGGACCAGGTACCCCGTCTCCCCGTCCCGGACGAACTCGCGGTACGGCTCGGAGTCCTGCGCCACGACCGGGATCCCCCGGGCGGCCGCCTCCAAACATTTCAAATACGATTTCGATTTATTAAAAGGGATGTCCGCCAGGGGCGCGATCGCGATGTCGAAGTCGATGGCCTTGTAGTAGTCACCGACGTCATCCGCCCAGGGAGTGAACCGGCACCGGGACCGCAGCCAGGGTGCCTTGATCCACTGCATCGGCGAATAGTCCACCCCGATCCAGTGCATGTCCACATCCGGGTGCGCGTCGAGGACGTCGCGGAGCGGGTCCTGGATGACGCACAGGTCGATCAGGTGCGACGTGCCGCCCTGCCACCCGATGGTCACCCGGTCCCTGCGCTTGCGCGGCATCTCCAGCAGCCCCGCCTTCACGTAATTCGGCAGCACCACGATATTGGAATTGAACGGGGCGTACAGGTCCGCCAGGTACGGCGTGGACACGGTCACCATCTCCGCGCGGCGCAGGCAGTACCGCACCGACTCCGCCGCCCGCGGGTCCGTGGTGAACGGCAGGTTCGACGTGTCCGTGGTGATCAGGTCATCATCGGTCTCATGCACCCGGGCGACGTGCCCGCCGAGCCGGTCGAACAGCCGCGTTCCCAGCGCGAACGTCGGCCGCTGGAACACCAGCACGTCGATGTCCTCCACGTCCGCCGGGGTCGGGTGCGGCAGCCTGGCGCCCGGCGCCGGTATGCCGAACACGTGCCGCGAGTTCGCGGTCAGGTGCCTGAACGGCTGGTACAGCCGGTGGTACCCGGACCCGTCCGCCTGGTAGGGCATCCCGACGATCGTCAGCGTCCGGTCCGCGGCCCCGCCCGCCGCGGCGGGGCCGGGGACGATGCCCCACGCCAGGTGACCGGTGACCCCGGCGACCCCGAAGGCGTCCGCGACCTCCGTCACCCCCCACCCGGGGTGGCCCGTCGCCTCGCCCCGCCCGTAGTCGTGGAACGCCACCCACCCGCCCGGCCGGACCAGCGGCAGGACGAGCGTCAGATCCGCCGCCACCGCCGCCGCGTCATGCTGCGCGTCCAGGAACACCCCGTCGAACAGCCGCCCCTCCCGGGCCAGGGCGGGCAGCACGTCCTCGAACCGGCCCCGCCGCGCATCGACCTTGGCCGCGACCCCGTACCGGGCCAGGTTTCCCCGGTACGCGTCCCACGTCCCCGCCTCGCCCAGGCCAGCGTCCCGGTCCCAGTCCGCCGTCCCCGCATCCCCCCGGTGCCAGTCCACCGACGTGACCCGCCGGGCCGCCTGCGCCAGGACCACCGTGGAGAACCCGAACCACGCCCCCAGCTCGAGCACGTCACCGCCCCGCGCCAGGGTCGCCAGCCGGGCCGCCTCCTCCGCCGTCACCCCCGTCGGGATGTCATCCGGGACCGTCACGGTCATCCCCGCCATCAGGTGGTGCTCCGGTCAGGCGGCGGCGGCGCATCCGGCATCTGCGTCGACGGCGCCCCCGCCGGATCCCCCGCAGGATTACCCTGCCCGGAGATGTTCGCCAGGTAATGATCCTGCCGCTGCTGCGCCGCCGCCTCCCCCGCCGCGTGCACCGCCCCCGCATCCTGCTCGCTCACTGAGCTTCGCCCTTTCTCGCAGAATGGCCGCACCCGGAGGTGACGGCCATCCCGCAGGATTCCTCTTGCTTCTGGAGTAAAACCAGGACCGGCTTATCTCAGCAGGTCATCAGCCGACCGTGAGTAGCCGGAATGCGTTGGTGGAACTTACACCTGAGCCACTCCGCCAATAATAGAACCAGCCTTGCTGCCCCTTGGGCGCTCCGGTGGAGCTGTCTTTGATCATGGGCTCGAACAGCATGCTGACCCCGATGCGGTCCGCGATGATGAAGTGGTCCCACGCGCCGAAGATGAGGGCGGCGGACCCGGTGCCGGTGGCGGCGGTGCCGGTGGTGCCGGTGGCGGTGGTGACCGACGGGGATTCCTCGATGACGTGGTTGAGGAGCCGGGACGGGGTGCCATCGCCGAGCGTCGCCCAGAACGAGGATCCGGCGCCGGACGGGGACAGGCCCCGGACCTTGTTGATGGTGCCGATGTTCCCGACGAACCCCACGGAGGGGTTGAGCCGGAACCGGGGGCCGAGCGCGGCCTCGAGGTTGTAGATGTCCTGGGCGACGTACGGGCCGCCGGGAGTGCCCAGGACGACCCGCTGCGCGGTGCCCAGGCTGAACGCGATCCCGGACGGCGCCCCGGCGTTCAGCGCGGTCCCCCCGGTCCCCGCGGCGAAGTTCTGCTCCTCCAGGATGTCCTTGCCGTCCTGCAGCAGGCGGGGGAGCTGGTCAGCGAAGTTGGTGTCCTCGTTCGCCTCGAGACTCCCGTAGATCCACGCGGCGGCCTTCTTCACCCCGATCTGGATCTGCCCGACGCCGGAATAGGCGGCGGTGGAGGCGCTGGCGGCCTCGTCGAGGTAGGCGGCCTGCACCCCGGCCGAGTTGACCCCCTGCCACGCGTTCGTCGTCGTCTGCTTCACGCTGGCCAGACGGCGGTACGGGTTCGTCGTCCCGTCCGTGGTGAGCACGATGGTTGGCGCTTTGTTACTCACGCCCAGGCAGGGCGCGGGGCTGGTCATTTCTGCCAGCCTCTCCGCGTCTCCGCGGAGGCCAGACTATATCTTTATCCCACTTGTGCCGTTTTGAACTGCTCCGCCAGGCCGGCCAGCGCCCGGAGGGTTCCGGGGTTCTCGTCTACCATGCCAAGCGCCAGGTTGCACCGATAGCACAGCAGCGCCCGGACCTGGCCGGACTTGTGGCAGTGGTCGATGCACCAGTTCTTGCGCCCTGGCTGGTCCGTCCCGCATCCTGCGCAGCGACCGCCCTGGCTGGCCAGGAGCCGGTCATGCTCCTCCTGGGTTAGCCCGTACCTGCGGAGCCGTCGCCGTTCTTCGATATCGCGGCTGCGCTCGCGGCGGTCAGCCCGGCAGTTGTCACAGACCGCCAGGCCGGGTTTGCGGACCGTCTCGGAGAGGGCGGCCTGGCACTTATGGCAGCGCCTGACGCCTGTCCGGTCCCGGCTCCGGGCCACATCCCGGGCGGCCCTGCATTCTGGGCAGTAGCGGGGCAGCGGACCTGCCCGGCGTACCTGAATGCGTGCCCCGCAGGACTCGCATTTGGTATCCGGGCGTTGCGGCCGGGGCTCGTAGTGGCGCTTGGCCCTTTCGCGGCTCAGGTGACGGCGCCACTGGATCTGGCATTCCATCTTGCAGGTCTTGTCGACCTGCCGTCGCGGGGTGAACATCTCCCCGCAGATTACGCACTCTCGGTCCGGCACGAACCAAGAGTACAGGATGACTGGAAGTGGGATATCCCGTACATAGTCGTTGAACCTTCTTGTCGGGGCGGACCCAGGCAAGCTCGGCTGCTGATTATCCCTACCGGCCGCTTCTCAAACCGTCGCGCTCACGCTTTCGCGTCACGCTGTGGTGCGACCGTCTATCAGGACGTTCCAGCAATTCTCGGGATTTTCACTAGCACCTTACGGTGCTAGGCGACCATTTGATCGAGCGTGAAAGGAACCATGTAGCCGCCCTGGGCCAGTACCAGCGACAGCGCCCCGGCGGCACGCTGCACGCCCTCCCCCAGCGGGTCGTTGAGGTAGTCGCGGAACGCCTCGTAATACTCGTCGTTGCCGAACATCAGGATGTGCCGGGCGATCTTCGGGTCCGAGGTGGCCTTGCGAGTGGATTCCTCCGCGAACTCGTCAGCCAGCCGCCCGGCCCGGTTGCAGTATTCCACCGCGGTCTGCGCGCGGGCGACCATGTCGCTGCCGGTGACCAGGTGCCGCTTGACCTGGTCCAGGTCGCCGAACGGGTCCGGGCGCATCATGAACTGCGGGGAGCGCCCCTCCCACCGGCCGGGCCCGCCGCCGCCGTCACCGGGTTCGCGGTTGGCCGGGTCGGCGGCAGCCTTGCGGATCAGCTCCAGCTCCTCCATCCGCGATACGATCTTCGCCCGGTCCTCGTCGAGTTCCTTCCACCGGGACACCAGCGTGTCCCGCATGTTGCCGTCCTTGTCCTCGGTGGTGTCCGGGTCCGAGGCGATCCGCTCCAGTTCCTCGTGGATCGTGTTCTGCTCGCGGATGATGTCATCCAGGGTTGCCATTTGCTACCACTGACTCCTCAGGGGTCCGATACCGGTCTCGCGGCACATCTCCTCGATGCGGAGCGCGAGCAGCCGGTGGGCGTGATACCGGGGAGTCGAGGTCACGTCTTCGGGCGTGCCGCCGGCGGCATCCCCCTCCATTGCGGGGGTGCTCTCCTCGTCCTCGGGCAGGTCAAGTTCAAGGTCCCCGGCCGTGCCGGGCAGGGCCATGCGGACGCCGAGGAACTCAGCCCCGGTGTACGCGCCGTACAGGACCGGGCCGTACTCCCGCAGCCCCAGGGCCATCCGCCGCACCGTCTGCAGCACCCCGTTGCGGCCGCGGTACTTGTCACCCGGGCCACGGAGCTCCGGGTCGGACCGGTGGATCCCGCCGACGAAGGACTGCCCGGTGATGCGGCCCTCCCGGATGTCGTCGAGGATCTCCTCGGCGAAAGGCTTCTTCGCGTACTCGGTGCGGGTCAGCAGCCCCCGCCCGTCAGGGCGGATGTCGAGCGCCTTGCCGATGGGCCGCTGGAACTCCGGGGCGGGGACGCCCTCCATCGTCTTGCCGTGGTTGAACAGGACGCGGACCGCGCCGCCGAACCCGCCGCGGGACCGGGCGATCTTCGCGAGGACCGCGTCGAACGCCGACCGGTCGATGACCTCCGTGTAGTGGCCTTGGGCGTCGTGGATCTCGGCGGGCTCGTCGAACACGGTGGCGTACGCCTCGACGACCCGGCCGGAGGGTTCCCCGTCGGCCGCGCGCATGACCCGGATGTCATCCAGCGGGTAGTAGCGGAAGATCTCACCCGCGGCGCGCGCGGCGCTGCCGCCGCTGCGGGCCTTGCCCGCCAGCTTGCCGAACGCGGCCTTGCCGTACCGCTTCCGCCCGATGTACGCGGCGAGCGCACCCGGGTCCGTCGCGCCCTTCGCGGCCAGCGACGACTTCAGCTTCGCGAACCGCGCGCCGGTGCCGAGCTTCGGCGCGGCGCGGGACGCCTGCTCCCCGGCGGCCGGGGTCATGCCCATGGCCTTCTCCGCGGCCTCCATGTGGGACACGCCGAGGCCGGTCAGGTCCGGCAGGTCGGAATGGTCGCCGTCCCAGGAGCTGTCCAGGCCGTCGGCGTCGTAATCGCCGGATGCCGGTGTCGTCACTGCGGACCTCCTGGTCGATTGCTTCTCCATGGCCGCGTGCGTGGCCGGCCAGATGCCCAGCGCGGCGTGATGACGCTCAGCGCAGAACCCCTTCGCCCGCTCCGGGTCCATGTGCGCCTCGTCCACCGCCAGCCGGACGCAGCGGTCAAAGTCCCCGCCCTCCGGCGGATCAGCTCCTCCTCAGACGGGGCGTCCGGAGACAGCGCGGCGACGTCGCGCCACAGCCGTTCCATCGCCGATGTCACCGGCTCCGGCAGGCCGGCGCAATCGCCCAGTGCCTCGAGCAGGGCAATGACAGATGCGTTGAACTTCTGGATCTGCGGCAGGTCCGCGATGCGGACGTCCACCGTGACGGTCTCAGCCATGACTGGCTCCGTTCATGTCCCTGCGCACCGACGCCGGCCGCATCCCCGGTCTTGTTGAGTTTCCGCCGTCACCTGGTGAAACAGTCCCGGCCGGAATCCGCAGCTGGCTGCCTTCCGGCAGCGGCGGGACGCCCGGGCCGCTGCCCGGCGGCTGCGGGACCAGGTGCTGCGACGTCTGCGGCTGCGGCGCCGCCGCGGCCGGGTCCACCTCGAGCTGCGACACGTCGTTCGCCAGCACCGCCTTCACCGCGGAATCGAACGTGGACCCGGCGTTGCGGTACGTCAGGACCGCCTGCGCGTGGATCAGCGACATCTGCGCGCGTTCCTGCTCACCTTCCTGCAATGCCGCGATGTCGGCCGTGTCGAACCACAGGCGCACCGCCCCGGCATCCACGTCGTTGCCGGGGGTGAGCTTCTGCAGCGCCCCGCAGAACGACCGCCACTGCGGCCGGCCGAACAGGTCCGCGAACTTCCGCATGCTCTCCTGGTAGCCGCGGCCCGCCCCGCGCAAAGGTTCCAGGCCCACGATCACGCCCGGCACGTTCCCCGCGGCCAGCACCCGCTCCGCCCCGGCGGCCTGCACCCCGGAGAAATCCATCTGCGCCAGGTTCGACCCGATGATCGTCGCGTCAGCGCCGCTGTCGAGCACCAGCGTCCCGCCGGCGCCCTCCGGGCCGCCGTACCGGGCGTTCACCCGCTCCCGGATCGCATCGATCGTGCCCGGCGCCAGCCTCTGCGCGTACTTCAGCAGCAGGTTAGGGCTGGCATGATGCTCCAGGTAGCGGATCTTGTACGTGGTCATCCCGCTGTCCGCCTGCACGTCCCGTATCACCGGGGTCAGCCACGACATGCCCCGGAACTCCGCGGCGGGATCAGGCAGCGGATGCCAGTGCACGACCTCACGGGCCAGCGCGAACTGCGGCTCCCCGTACTCCGGCTCCAGCTGCCTCGGCGGGGAATAGTCATAGCCGATCACCTGCCGGTAATGGCCGCCGCGCGGCGCGGACACGATCCGGGAGATGATCGTCACCCACTCCGGCCGCCACCTGACGAGGCGGTCACCCGCATCCCACAAGAAGAAATTCCCCGCCAGCGACACGTCCTGCTCCGCGCGGACCAGCAGCTCCCCCTCGGTGCCATCCGGCCACGGATGCTGCAGGACCCCCAACCGCGCGTCGGTGAACAGCTTCTTGTCCGCGACCCGCTGGAACGAGAACCGGCATTCACTGACCAGGACCATCCTGGCCAGGATCGCGGAGAACACGGCCCCGTTGGTGCCGTACGCCTGCTGGGCGGCCGACGCCACGCCCGGCAGGATCGCCTCCCTGTCCGGGCTGCCGTACGTCGTCGTCAGGACCGCCGCGCCGCTAGCCTGGCCCTCCCAGTAGCCGGCGTCACGGCGGATCAGCCGGTCAATCAGCCGCATGCGCACCGCACCAGTTGCAGTACCGGCCGCCTAGCCGCTGCCGGAACCAGTGCCGCCCGCAGCGGTGCAGCGCGCGCATGGCCGTCCCGTAAACGCGCGAGTAGATCCACGCGTACTGGCCGTAGGGCGCGCCGTCCTCGCGGCGGAAGCTCTTCAGGTGACTGAATGCCAGCCTCGTTGCCGCGTTCACGACGCCCGCCGCCCCCGCTCCAGGATCTGCGCCAGCGTCGGCGGCTCATGCGCCGACGGCACCCGCCCCGCCCCGTCATCCCGCTGCAGGCCCAGCCACACCGCGAACCCGGACTCGCCGATCAGCACCAGCCCCAGGCACCAGCGGCCCACCAGCGCGCCGCCGCCCAGCATCCCCAGCGCGCCGGCGATCACCAGCACCGCCGACGTCAGCGCATGCCGGGACCGGGCCGCGCGCTGCCGGGCCGACGCCAGCCGGGCACGCCACTGCGCCGCCACCGCACGCCACACCACCCGCTCGACGGACAGGCGCATGAGTTACCCTCCAGGTCTGGCCAGAGTTCGCGTCAGGGTTGGGCGGCTCGCAGCAAACGCCGGTTAGAGTCCGCTCCATGGATGCTGGCGCGTAGGCACTCGGCGGATTCTGGTCAGACCACATACACGCTGGGGCTGCTGACCTCTTCCCATCTCAAATAGGCCCAGACCGCGAACTCGGACGCCGTCAGCGGCGACTGATCCGTCACCACCCGACGCTCCAGCGCCCGCCCGCCCGCCAGCGCCCGCTGCTGGGCGCCTCGGACGGCGGCGGTGAGTTCCGGCTGATTGAAATGCCGCAGGTGCCCCGTCGCCGCGAGATCCATGAATTCGCCATGGCTTACCGCCACGTCCTCCGCGCCCAGCCGCTTCACGATGATCCCCAGCTCACCCAGCTGATGGCACAACGTCGACGACTGCGACCTCGGATCCAGCGCCACCTCCACCGGGTCATCCGCCACGTACAGCGCATCCATCACCGTCGGCGCCACCGGCGGCGGCCCGTGCCACACCACCTTCACCGCCATCCGCCCCGGACCCTCACGCCACGCCTTCGCGATCGCGCACCGCGACCGGTCCTCGGAAATCTCCATCCCGAACGCGCATTCGCCGCTCACGGCAGCAGGGCCTCCTAAACTGCGGACATGAGCCGAACTGTGCTGTTCGCCGGCGGCCCGCTGCACGGCACGACGCTGACGACCGATGACCACACGAGGGCCGTATGCGCCCTTGAGCCGCCCGAGATTTCCCTTGACCCGTTCAGCCCCCGTTCAATCCGTACGAGGAGCCCCGGCAGGTGACCTACAACCTGTCCAGGTTCGCGATGTGCGGACGCATCATCTGGGTCGGACACCTCGGCACCGAGCCGGACGAGGACCTCGCGTTCGAGGTGCTGACCAGCGACGGCGCCAAGCAAGCGTCCTACGTACCTGCCCCGGTTCAGGCCCCGGCGTAGACGCACGGACGCGCGCTCACCCGTAGCCCAGCGTCTCCCATGTCTGCTGCGAGATAACCTCCCAGCCCGGCCTGGCCACCTCCGGCCACTGGCACAGGTACGCACGGCGGAACTCCGCCAGCGGCATGGTCCCGAAGTCAGCGCGAACCGTCTCCTCGGTCACCGTGATCCCCAGCGCGGGCATGCACCCGTACCAGGTCGCCAGGTCACCCGGGTCCGCGTCATCCGGCGCCGAGTACCCGATATAGGCGGCCGTGTCGGTAGCGCCGAGCTCGGCCATCGCCCGGCCGTCCTCGACCTTGCCGCGGAAATACGCGGAGAACTCCGTCCCCGCCGTGGAGACCACCCACAGCTGCGCACCCTCCCGGGTCATCATCGCCGGCTTGACGGCCTGCTCGATCGTGTCGTCGCGCTGAGCCCAGGCCTCGTCGATCACCGCCAGGTCCAGCGTGTCGCCGTGATCGGACGTCTGGGTCCCCGACGCGAGCATCAGCATAGACCCGTTCGCGAACAGGAACGCCTCGGACCCGTAGGCCTTGCGGACGTCGACCAGCTTCCGCAGGCCGCGGGACCGGCGGATCCGCGGCCACCACACGTCGAGCATCCGGCGGCGGCCGGCTAGCCGGGTCTGCGCCGAGTAGGCGATCATCGTGCCCGGCTTCTCAATGCCCCGGGTCAGCATCAGCGACAAGATGGACACGCTCTTGCCCTGCTGCCGCGGCTCCTCCACGACCACCTGCCGGAAGGCGGGCCTGCCGCCGCGCTGCTCAGTGCCGGTGGCGATGATCTGCCGCTGGTGGGGCATCAGCCCGTCGAACCCGAGCGCTGTCGCGGTCCACGCGACCTTCCCCGCCAGGTGCGGCCGGCCGGGAGTCGCCGGGGTCGCCCACCTAGGCCTGGCTGAACCCGGCGAGAAACTCCGCGAGCTCACCGTCCACACTCCCGGCAGGTGCCATCAGCGCCTGCAGCGTCATCCTCAGCTCCCTCGCCAGCAGCGAATTACCCGGGTCGGCCCCGTATGCCGCCGTGAGCTGCCCCGCCAGCAGCCGCAGGCCCGCCGCGGGGTCAGTCACCGGGACGGCCGTCCCGGTCACGGCCGGATCCGCGCGGAGCACCGCGCACCGCTTGCACAGCGAATGGTCGCCCGCCTTATGCGCCCGGGCCCGGCGGACCCGGAGAGCCCCGGAATCCGCCAAAATCACCCTCCGTAACGTTACGGGTTACCGGCCAGTACGCGCGGATGGCTGCGAGAGTCGGCTGACCGATGGTCGCTGGAGAAGCGATCCAGGTCAAGGCATTAATTCGAACAGCCTGACCATCCTGGATGGTCGGCGGTCACCAGTCCCGGGCCGCACGCTCAGTCGCACGCCGGAAAGCAGCGACCGTCTGTGACCACCGTCTGTCCGCTGCTATCTGTCCCGGCGTGCTGCGCAGCTGGCGATGGTCACCTTCCGCGCGATAGGCCACGACCGCGGCGTCCGCCTGCTCGCGGGTCATGCCCTTGCGCGCGACCAGGTGATTAGCGGCCAGCCTCGCCAGCTGGCAGGCCCGTGCCGGGCACACCTCTCGCCGCTGCTGGTTCGTGCCGTGCGCTATGCCGAGTTCGCCGCAGTACCGACAGGTGTAGTACGTCACTGCCGAGCGTGGTGCGTACGGCTCGGCCGCATGCCGTGGCTTCGGCAGTGGTTTCGGCTTAGCTGCGCGGCTGCTACCCGATGGCCCGTAGATCCGCCGCCGTATCGCCACGCCGCAGGGGCGGCTGCAGGTGCGCTGCCCGCTGTAACCCGGATGGTAGTGCGCGCCGCATATCTCGCACTTACGGGACTTGCGGCCGTTCACCTTGCCGCAGACAGGGCAGGTGACGTCATGGCCCACGCCGGGCCGGGGCAGGCTCAGCGGCCGGAGCTGGTTACCGAGCCTGGCGCCGGCGGCGCGGTTGCAGGACTGGTGCGCTAGGACGGCAGGCCCGGCCGTGCCGCCGAGCGCGCGGTCAACGACGTGGTCGCGGTCGAGCTTCTGCCACTTGTACATGGGCTGGCCGCACCGCCAGCACGGGTCGCCGTCACGGTGCAGGGCAAGGAGGCGTTTCCTGTCAGCGGCGTGGGCAGCGCCGAGCCCGCGTTGCTCAGTGGTGCCCCGGTAACGTGCCATGGTTCAGTATATTCGCAGGTCAGCCATGGTACGTGCCCACCGCTGGTAGTCCCGCCGGGTGCGCGCCATGGCCGCTCAGCTAACCTGCCGGTTGGCGCCGCTGATCTTCAGGACAGCGCCGGTGAGGAATCGTGATGGCCATTCAGGTGGCATGCATCCAGATATGTCCAGCTGCGCGTTCAGCGCGAGAGCCTCCGTGCCGTCGGCGATGGTGCCGTGCACGGCGATGGCCTCCAGCAGCCCGTCGCTGATCAGGATGCGCGGGTCTGCGCGCTCAATCCAGATGCTGTCCCCGACGCGGTGGACGATGAACTCGCCGTCCGGCAGGTCCGCTGGCGGCGGCATCCCATCGGTGACGACGAGCTCAGCCATGGTCAGTCAGCCGCCGCCAGTCCCGGAGCGCACCATGGCGCGTCCATCCCTTGCCGCACCTGCTCACGCCCTCCGGCCACGAGAGGGGCTCGGCCAGGTAGCCGTTGAAGTAGTTGCGCACTGCCCGCCAGTTGCCGTTCCCGGCCTGCCGGAACGGGTACCGCAGGGCACGGAGCAGCCGGCGGGCGCGGCGCGGCCGGTGCGCACCATGGGCGAACTGGCGCAGGTCCCGCCAGAGTCCGACCGGGTAGACATCCACCTCAGCCATGGGTCAGTGCACGCTGACGCGGACGTGCCCGGCCCGCAGGACGGCGATGGCCAGGACGGCGAGCACGCCGATCAGCCAGATCAGCCAGCGCGGCACGGTTGCCTCCTCCTCAGAACAGCAGGGTCTCGGTCCCGGCTGCCCGGGTCTCGACGCAGACGAGATCCCAGCCGCCGCCGGCCTTGATCTCTTCCGCTGCGTCGCTGGCGTCAACGGATTCCCAGCCGCGGCCGGTGAGCCGGTACCAGCCGGGCTCGCGGACGGTGCCGCTGACCCGCTCAACCATGGTCAGTCCTCTCCGGCTGTCTCCGCTTGAGGGCAGTGCTGTCGCATGCGGTTTATGCTAACTGCTCTTACGTAATTCATCCAGGAACGCGCCAAGCGCCGCCCGTACGCCTCATCCCGTCCCATGGCGAGGGAGCGGCAGCTGGTTCCGGCTCAAGGCTCTCAAGCTGCCTGACAGCCTCAGGGTGCGTCAGGTACAGCTTGCCGTGAGCATGGCGCATGTTCTCCATCCACGTGACGAGCTCAAGGTTGGCGCGGCGGTTGTCCCACTTGAGCCGGTTGCGGTGATTGATCTGGACGCCGTGCGGGATCTGGCCTTCGGCGGCTATCCAGATGACCCGGTGCGCGGCGACCTTCTCCGGGCCTACCTCGACGTAGCCGTAAAGGTCCAGGGTGAGGGTCTCGGCCCTGGTGCCGTCCGGCCAGTGCAGCGTCCCGGCCTCAGGGTCGGCGATGATCAGGCCGCGGCCGAGCAGCGCGGAGGCTATCCAGTCATTGTCAGTGAACTGCTTGGGGGTGCGGGCGGCTTCGGCGGCGTGCACGCGCATGATGGCGTCGTGGTCGTACAGGTGCGCCGGGCGGCCTGCCCTGCCGGTGCGCTGGAAGCCGAGCGGCGGAATGCCTGCTATGACGATGAGCACGGCCACCTGCCGTTCGGTCACGGAGGGGTCCAGAGTGGCGGCAGCCTCGCGCCTAGTCACTTCCACGGTTGCTATTTTAGCAGGTGGTACCCGTTTTTGAGGTAATTACCGGCACATGAACGGGGTTAGCGCGGCGTGCAGCCGCATGAGGTCAGCGGAATCGTAGGCCGGCACCGGGCGTCCTGGCTTGCCGGTGCGCCGCCAATCGTCGGGCTGCCAGCCGAGGGCGCGGACGATGGCGCGGAGCTGGGCCTCGGTCACCGGCGGGTCGAGCACCTGCGCGGCCTCGGCGAGGGTGAGCGCGACCGCCGCAGGCATGACGCCTATGGTGCCGCAGGCGGCTCACGAGACGGGAATCGTTCACGGCGTCACCATGGCAGGGTCAGCCACGCCGCGATGATGAACAGGAGGATGAGGATGAGGATAAGCAGGAGGATGGACCCGACCGCGGCGAGCACCACCAGGACGCTGAGCACGTCAAAGATCATATGGCCGCCCGATGTGGCAGCCGGGATGCCCGCACCCGCACGGCAGGACAGGGGCCCGCACCGGGCCCCGGCACAGGTGCCCGAACACCAGCGGATCGCACAGGCACCCGCACGGGCGGCGCACCTCCGCCGCCGGCTCCGGGGCGGCCACGACAGGCGGCCCGAACGGCCACGACGGCGTCATGGCGCCCTCTCGAATCCGTAGCGCCCCGCCAGCTCCGGCAGCTCGGCCGCCTTCAGCCCATGGCAGGCGATGTACAGGCGGGGAACGAGCCAGCAGCCGTCCGGCGTCCTGACGGCTACCGCGAGATCCAGGCCGGCCGTGACGCTCCTGAATGCGGCGGCAGCCTGCGCGGCCATGAGGTGCCTGCCGCCGCACGGGCAGCCCTCGAATTCCGTCAGGAGCCCGCTCACGGTGCCACCAGCCCGTCTTTCCAGCGCACCTGGGGACCTAGGCGCCCGACCTCCATCGTCCCTTTCGGATGCTGGCCGTCCGCATCGAAACAGGCGCCGTACCGGAGGCAGGTCACCTCACCCGCCCTGACCTTGACGCGGAGCATCGCAAACCCGCAGTACGGGCAGGTACCCGGCCTCTTGCACCATGGCTCGGCCTCGTCGACGGCGGGCAGCTGCTCGATCGGGCGGATGAGCCGGCCGATGTACCGGATGCTGCAGCAGTGCGGGCACCGGCACGGCTTGAGCCTGCCGCCGGTGTCGTACTCCTCGATGTGCCTGACAGGCAGGCCGTAGCCGAGGTTCTCGACGGCCTTGACGGCCGCGGCGGTGGCATCGTCGGAGCCGCCGCGCCGCTGCCCGGGGTGACCGTTCACCAGGATGCGCCAGGATGCTTCCAGGCGGCGCAGGCCCTCGTGGGCGTCCATGGCGGCCATGGCGGCGGAGGGATTCCACGGGGGGCGGCTGGCGGGCTGGCCGTGCACCATGGCACCATCAGCGTCGGGTTCGGCCATGAGGGCGGCGGCGACGGGAAGCCAGCGGGCCAGGTCCGCGCAGGACCCGCTGAGGTCGGCGGTCACGACTGACCCGCGTCTAGCTGGATGAGGCTGGGCCCGCTTGACCACCAGTCCGGGTCGCGCTCGTCAGGGCATCCCTCTGGGCAGGGCAGTTCGTGCGGCGGGTCGTTGATGCCGTGCTCGCAGTGCTCGCAGCAGTCATACCGGGTCACGCGGCACCTCGGGCTGCATAGGCGTATTCACCCTGGAAGGCAAGCGCGGCAGCGGCGTAGGCGGCTGCGGCTTCCTCTTCGGACACATAACAGCCGAGGTAATGAGTCTTGCCGCAGACCTTGATGGCTGCCTGCCACTTGCGAACCTTCTTGTGCCAGGTCACGCCCTTAAAGCGCGACGAGTGGCCGACCTGCGGGCGCTGGTTGTGGTTGTTCTGCGCCGCATTCGCGGGCCTGAGATTGGACCGCTGGTTATCTAGGCCGTCACCGTTGCGGTGATCGGTCGCGGGCAAGCCGGTAATGAGCTTGTGCATGAAAATGCTCGTACACCGGCCGCCGCCGAGGCAGATGTGCGCCGCTGCATACGGACCCTCGATGCGGCCGTTAGCGTGCCGGCGCTCCCATGCGTGCCAGTGGTAGCGGGATACAAGGTCACGGTCCTCATCGTCGATGACCGCGACACGCCCGGCCGCGAGCTTGCCGCGAAGTGCGACGATCCCCATAAGGCCGCACCGGTCCTGGCCTCGGCGCGGTGCCGCTCATCGGCGACCAGGCGCTTCTTGAACACGGTGATGGCCTCCGCGGTGACCCTGCGCAGCTTGCCCATCTTGATGGACTCCAGGCCGGTACCGGGGTTCTCATCCCAGTCGGCGGTCAGGCGCTCGATGGTCTTGGCCGAGCAGCCGAACAGGTCCCCCACCTCCTTGAGCGTGTAGAGGCGGAGGGCTTCGAGGCCTACATCAATGCCCTCGGGACCTGCGTCAGTCATGTGCTGCCCTCACGATACTGGGACCTGTCTCCGTTTGCCTCCACCACAGGATGCCCTGAACGGCCGTCGAAGTCAACGATAACAGGAGACAAGAGGAGACATGGCTAGACCAGAGCGAAACACCCGGGGTACGCTCACGCCATGGAAGACACACAGAAGGTCAGCAAAAACCGCGGGCACAACGGAAAGTGCATCTACTGCCAGCACGGTCCGTACTGCCTCACCTGCCCGCCGCCAGAATCAGCGACAGGCCCCGTCTGCGGCAACTGCCGCGAGGAGGTCACGCGCAGCGAGATAGCAGCAGACCCTTACTACCGGGACGACTATTCCGAGATGTTCGGGTAAGCCGATGACCGGCATGGACGACACACAGAAGGTCAGCCAGACGGAAGCACCTGCTACGACCGGTCAGCGACTCGTGACTTTCGATCTCATGTCAGACGATCCCGATTACTACTTTGTGCTGACCGCGGCGCTAGGGGACTTCGCGGCCGGCACGCGCGCCGAGGTCAAGGACGGCGGCGCTCCCGAATCACACATCCGGTGGGCCGAGGCGGCCGAAGACGCGCTCTGGCGCATCGAGATGGCGCTGTCCGGCAATCCCCGGCCGTGACCGGTAAGCCGGCCGGGGCGCGGCCCAACCGAGAGGGCAAGCCGTGGAAGCGCGGCGACGGCCGGTGGACCGCCCGCGCCTGGCCGCCCGAGGGCACCCTCGACCCCAGGGCCCGCTACGTCTACGGCCGCACCCGCAAGGAGGCCATGGCGAAACGCGCCGAGCTCGAAGCCAGGCTGGCCCGGGGACTGCCCAGGGACCCGGAGCAGACCGTCGGTGACTACCTGACGCGCTGGCTTGACGTGACCCTGCCGCAGTACGTCGCCGCCGGGGAGATGGCCGCCTCCACCATGGACTCCTACCGGGACAACGCCGCCCTCCACATCATCGGCGATAGCGCGCCGACCCTGGCGCACGTGAAGCTCCGCAAGCTGGATGCGCCGATGGTCCGCGAATGGCAGCACCAGCTCGGCCGCAAGCCGTCCGGGCGGCCCCGCCGCAGGCTCCGCAAGGGAGAGCGCGCCCTGCCGCCCCCTAAGCTCCTGTCACCCCGGACCGTCGCCTACTGCCGCGCCATCCTGCACAAGGCCCTGGCCGACGCGCTGAGGGACGAGACGGCCGGGCTGGACCGCAACGCGGTGACGCTGGTCAAGCCGCCCCGGGAACGGCAGAAGAAAGCGCGCCCCACCATCACGCCGGAGCAGGCGTCCGCCCTGCTGGCCGCCATGGCCGCCGACCGGATGTGGTGCTACTGGCTGGCCGCGTTCACGCTCGGGTTCCGCCGCGGCGAGGGCCTCGGCATGCGGTGGGCCGACCTCGACCTCGAGCGGCGGGTGTGGACGCCGCGGCAGTCGGTGCAGCGGATCCGCGGCGAGCCCGACCCGCAGACGGGACGGCGGAAGGGGAAGCTGGTCGCCAAGGAGCTGAAATCCGAGGCGTCGACCACCGCGGTCGCCCTGCCCAAGACGGCCGCAGAAGCACTCATGAGGTGGCAGCGGGAGCAGCGCAAGACCCGCATGGCCGCCCGGGCGTGGGCGGACCTCGACCTCGTGTTCACCACCGGCCTCGGCACCGCGATCGAGCCCAGGACCATGGACCGGGCGTGGGAGCGGCTGTGCGCCCGCGCCCGGGTACCCGGCGTCAGGCTGCATGACCTGCGGCACGCCTGCGCATCGTACATGCTGGCGGCCGGGGTGGACTTCAAGACCGTGCAGGCCACGCTGCGGCACGCCCACGGGTCCACCACCCAGATGTACCTGCACGCGCTGGAAGAAGTACCCCGGTCCGGGGCGGACGCCATGGACACGATCATTGAGGGACTGAGAGGGAAATCATGAAAGACGGCGCAGGTTATCAGCCCAGCTATGGCCCCGATGAGCCTGCTGCTGCACCGCCTGGACGGGCTTCCGCGTCACCGCCCGCGTCGTGCTGGTATTGCGCTGGCGCACGCTCCCCGTGCACCTGCGTGGCAGACTGCGGTGCCCGGGCGGAGGATGCGGGACACGTGTGCTGGCAAGCGCCCGCAGAGGTGCGCCGGACATGGCTACGGGACACCGGACTGTACTCCGAAGAGGAGATTCAGAGGAGAATTCCCGGCTGACGTGCACGCGCTGGAAGAAGTGCCCCCGCTCCGGGGCGGACGCCATGGACACGATCATTGAGGGACTGAGAGGGAACCGTGAGCTGGATGCGCCGCCGCCGCGCCTGGTATGACCTCAACGTTCCTGAGAGCGGGCCGCCGGCTGGCCCGCCGCCGAGACCGGCCCGGCGGCCGCAGGCCGAGGCGATGCCCGGCCCGTTCCATGCCCTGGCGCGCTACAACGGCGAGAGGGCGCGCGGCCTGGTGCACACTCCCGAATGGGATGAGCGGATGGCCGCGCTCCAGGCCGAGTTCGACGAATGGGCCAGCAATGTCCGCCTGCCGGATGAGAGGAAGCCGTGAACGTCCCCGATCCGCTGCCGCTGCGGACCATCGAGATACCCCGCGAGGTCACCCAGGTTGAGGGCTGCTCGTGCGGCGGCCTGGAGTGGCACGCTGAAGGCTGCCCGATCTGGCAGCTGCCGCAGGAGCAGGCTCTTGCCGCAGTGGCCGGTGCCCGGGCCCGCGAGAAGGCGTTCGGGGATGAGCTGAACCGCAAGCTGCGGCACGCCACGGACGGCATCATCGAGGGACTGAGGAGGAAGACGTGAGCGCCGGCGGTGTTTACGTGCCGTTCACGCCGGAACAGGTAGCGAGCCTGAACGCCTACCAGGAGAGCGAGCTAGTCCACCCGTACACCTGCGGCTCGCCGGCCTGCCCGTCCCTGAACTGGGGCGATGAGAGCCTGCCGATGGCCGCTGACGCTGGCGGGCTGCACTGCACCGAGCCGGGATGCCGGTACGTTCAGTCCTGGGTTCACGACTGGGCTGCGGACTGGTCATGGCGCAAACAGGAGGACCGTGCGCGGAAGGCGCAACGGCGGTCAGCGCGCAAGACAGTCAGGGATCTCCGGAAGGCCATGCGGAGGCTAACCAGTCCTGGCAGGTAAAATCGGGATTGACGTTCAAGCGGGCCGGACGGTGCTCTAACACCGCTACCCGGCCCTGACCGGAAGCGAGTCCGGCTGTGAGTAATTCTGCCATCGCCGCCAGCGCACGTACCTGCGCTGCCTACCGGCGCACCCGTGACGGCATCCTCATGACGGTGACATGCGGCGAGCCCGCCCCGCACGAGGCGGCCGACACCTTCCTGTGCGACTGCCACTACCGGCGCGCTCTGAAGTGGGCGGAGGATGCCGCCCGCTGCCAGGCCGAGACGGTTTACTACGTCCAGCGGGAAGATGGGCTGATCAAGATCGGCACGTCCCGCACGACCGCCTCCCGGCTGGCCTACCTCGCCCGCGAGTACGGCCCGCTCAGCCTCATGGCGTTCCACGGCGGCGGCCGGCAGGAGGAGGCTGCCGCGCACCGGGCGTTCAAGGCGCTGCGCGTTGAGGGCGAGTGGTTCAGGCCAGGCCTGCCGCTGCTGGAGCACATCGTGGAGATACGAAAGACGATGGGCAACCTGGAGTACGAGAACGACGGGATGCCGCCGCGGATGAGCCGCGCAGAACTCCGCGAGATGATCCGCGATCTCAGAGCGCAAAACGACGGCCCAGAAGCGTTGCGGTCAGCGTTGCGGTCACAGATGACCATCTGACTTTGGCCGATCTGGATTCTCCCAGTTCAGGGAAGCGCGCTCGGAGGGACTCGAACCCCCAGCCTTCTGATCCGTAGTCCTGGGCGCAGGCAGACAGGAGTAGACCTGGCCCCCTGACCTGCGACTTCTGACCGGTTTGACGGTCCTGGTCGCCTCAGGTCCGCCCTTCGGGTTGCGGTCAGCGTTGCGGTCAAAGAGGCCCTCGGCAAGCCGTTCTGAAGCACCCTACAGACCTCTAGGACTGCTAGGCTTAGGGGCATGGAGTCTTACGGCATCGAGGAAGCCCGGAACCAGCTCGGGGATCTCATCGAGCGCGTCCGCGTCGCCGGCGAGCACATCGCCATCAGCCGCTACGGCAAGCCATCAGCCGTCATCGTGCCCGCAGACTGGTATGAGCAGGCAAAGGCCGCGGCAGAATGACGGAGCCCGCCTGCACCGCCAGATGGGCTGCTGGGAACGGCAGCCACCGCGCCGGAGATCTCTGCGGCCAGCCCGCCGCCGAGCAGGTCGGCGACAGTGACGTATGCCCGCACCACTACAAGCGCGCCCTGGACTGGTTCTACAAGCGGAAGATCGGGCTACCCGAACAGCACCAGCGCGCGCATGAGGAATCGATGCGGCGGGCGGCCGAGGCGACCCGGGCCGCCGCCGAGGCCCGCGGCGTCGTCTACTACATCCGCCGCACCTCGGACGGCATGATCAAGATCGGGACGATCACGGTGTTCCGGCGGCGCATGGCGACCCACCGCCGCGAGCACGGCGAGATCCAGATCCTCCTGACACACGGCGGCGCCGCCAAAGACGAGCACGCGATACACCAGAAGTTCGACGTCTACCGGATCGGCGGATGGGGCAGCGAATGGTTCCGGCCAGCCAGGCCGCTGCTCAACTGGATTCTCAGCACCCGGTCAACCGAACGGCACAAGAAGACGCAGGGCCTGGACATCCTGCCGGTGACCGAACTCCGCAAGCTCATCAAGGCGACGCCGAAGGATGCGTATCAGTGGCAGCGCGGTCATCTCGTCCTGGCGAGGGCATCTGCCGGGGATGTCGCATAGTTGCTGGCTTCAGGCCGGAAGGTCATCGAACAGGGACGCCTGGCCGTCCGGCACCGACGGCGGCTTCGGCACCTGCAGCGCCTTGGCGCGCTCGGCCGGGTCGCTGACGCGCCACCGGGCCAGGCGGCAGTAGTCGGCCGAGCGGTCCACGCTGACGCCCGTGCGGCCGAGCATGGCGGCCACGAGCGCGGTGGTGCCGGTGCCGCCGAACGGGTCGACGATCAGGGCGGGGCGGACGGGCGCGTCAGGCTGCGGGCAGGCGCACGCATAGCCGGTGATGGTAGTCGGCTGCACGTTGAGCCCGTTGCCAGATGGCCCGTCGCCCTTCCGCTGCGTGTTAGACAGCGGCCAGCCGTTGTCGGTCCTGCGGTAGATCCCCGGCGTCACGCGCTCGCTGACCGGGCGTCGTCCTTCGCCGCAGGCGGTGCAGATCCCCGGCGGCGACCACCCCAGGATGATGCGGCGGGGCAGCTCCATGGGAAAGCTGGCGAAATGGTCTATGCCGAGGTGCGCGGGCACCACCAGCGGCTGACTAGGTATTGACCAGACGTCGCCGGTAAGCCCGTGCTCGTACTCGCATGCAGGCCCGGCATTCCCTGTGTCCGTTGGCCCGGACATGGGTGTTCTCGGGTGTGAAGTCGTGCCCGTTGACGCAGGCGGGCTTGGTTGCCTCACGTCCTCGCCGGATGTTCTCACCGATGGTGACAGGCTCGAGGTGATCGGGGTTGACGCACCGGCGGTGGAGGCATCCCCTTCCGCTGCCCTCGCACTCGTGGGTGTGACAGCGATGGTCGATAGTGAATCCGTCGGGAATGGGTCCGACCCAGAGCTCGTAGGCGAGCCGGTGGACTGCCCGGTGGCCGTCGCGGGTCCTGCGGTGGTGCCCGTAGCCCTCGTCGTCGATGAAGCCGGTCCAGTGCCAGCAGCCGTCGGTGCGTTCGATGCTGGCGTTGAACCGTTCGATCCAGTCCACTGAATCCCTTTCATGAGGCGTTCGGCTTCATCGATGGTGAGTGCGTCAGCGGCTACGGCCTGCAGGATGAGGCGGATCGTGGACTCGCCCTCGTGGATGTCCCACACGCTGCCCGGCAGCTTCCCCAGCGGGTTCTCGAGGTTCTCCGGGAAGTAGCCGCGCCGGAACCCGTTCTCGATGGTCGCCTGCTCCTTGGGCGAGTGCCGGCCGTCCTTGCGCCGGGCGTGCGTTCCGCCCGTGTGCGGTTCGCGGATGGCGTCGACGGCGGCGTAATACCGCGGCTGCCGCACCAGGTGAAACACGGCCGAATGCGCCCGCCTCACCCGGTCCGTCACGGATTCGGGCAAGCCGTTCGCATGGTGCCACACGATCTCCGCGCGCAGGATCAGACCCAGCTCGTCCATGCAGCGGATCACGTACCGGTGCGGCAGGTCCAGCAAGGATTTCTCCATCGGCCCGCGGGTCTGCCGCAGCGCCGTTCCCTGCGGGCCGCGGCCGGTGCCGTTCCCGCGGCTGGGTCCGTGGCCGCTGGCGCCATACTTGTCGCCGAGCTCGACGAACAGCGACCCGGACGGCTTGAGGACGCGGACCCATTCCCGGGTGCAGGCCAGCAGCGAATCAATGTACTCGCGTGGTGCCGGCTCGCTGCCGATCTGCCCGTCATAGTGGATGCCGCCGTCGGTGTAGCTGCGGAGCGCCCAGAATGGCGGGCTGGTCACGATCAAATCCACGCATTCATCTGGCAGCGGGAGCGCCCGGGCGTCGCCGCGGAGCACGACGGCGCTCATGCCTCACCGCCCCGGTTCCGTCTCATCCTGGCCTCGCCTTCCCGCTGCTTCTTGCGCGCCTTGCCGCCCGTCGCGTGACCCATCTGCGCCGCCGGCGTCCCGCCGACCACCTTGCGGTGCCGCTTCCCCTGCCCGCGGCGGCCCCGCTCCTCCGCCGGCAGCGACATGTCCGCCAGCCTGGTCCTGGACCGCTTCCCGGAGCTCTTCCTGGCCACCCGCGTCACCGCTC